TCAAATCTTCAGCAACAGAAGTTGCCATCGCTTGACCAGTTGTAACTGTAGAAGCGAAAACGTTTTGGTTACCCAAAGCAGTGTTAGCAGCCATAGAAATGTCTGTCTGAGCGGCCTTAGTACCAGAGAAACCAGTGTTGGCTTCATTGTAGAAAGCTTCGATAGCGCTGTTGTTGATATCACGGTTAGTACCGTAAGTAGAACGCATTGCGAAAATCAAGCCTGTTGGGCCTGTCATTGGTTGAACGCCAGCGATATCATAAGCGATAAGGTTAGGCAATGAACGGCGAACCAAGCTGATAAGGATTGGATCGAAACCAGCAACTGGACCAGTAGCAGTAGAGCCACCGGAATAACCTGTACCACCTAAAGAGTTAGTTGGTGCAGTTTCAACCATCATGCCAGATTGCTTTTGCATTTCTTGAGCTTGGTTCTCAAGAATAACAGCAGTCACAGCCTTACGGTATGGATCGCTAATTTTTGGAAGTTCTGGGTGGTCAATAACCGCTGCCCATTTGGTCTGAAGTTGTTCAGATAATAACATATTTAATCTCCTTGATTAATTTAAAGTTTAGTTTTAGAAATAGCGTTTGCAACAGATGACACGTATGGATCAGCGCTTACTTGTTTCTTAGTTTCGCCTGCGTCTTCTGCAGATACCTGTTCGTGTAGTTGCTCTTCGTCTGCCTTTTTAACGCCAGATGGGAAGTAGTTTTCACGGATTGTCTCAAGTTTAGTTTGGTATTCTTCCTCTGTGGAGAATTCAACGCTCTCTGCAAGCGATTTGATTTTTTCTACTTGAGTTTCTGTTAAGCCTTCGCAAACAGAACGGGTAACTTGTTGTTTAGTAACTTCGATTAAAGACTTCTTGTAACCGATGCTCTTTTCAATTTCTTCATTTAATTTGGACTCTAACTGTTCCACTTTAGTTGCCAACTCATCAACCAATTCTACCTTGTCTTCAGGTACATTGATGTAGTTCTCGGCAAACAACTTGTGTAGACCAGAAATAAAGTCTTCGGCCAATTCAGCACGCAAACCGGATTCGATAGCAATTGCGTTCTCTTCTAGCCATTGTTCAACTACGTAATTAACATAGTCATCTACTTTTTCTTCTAACTGAGTACGTACAGTCTCGATAGCTTCTTCAAGCATACCAGCATACTTAGCTTCAGTTTGTTCTTCGATTTGTTGAATACGGTCAGTAACACGTGCTTCGAAAATCGTAGAAACTTTAGATTTGAATTCTTCAGAGATAGTAGAGTCATCGGCAAACAAAGCATCAATGTCTTGTTTAACATCAACTTTTTGCTCAGATACAACAGTACCTTCGACTTCTTCTTCTTCTCTCATTGTTTTCTTACCGCCACCCAATTTTAGTTGAGTGTCGCTAGATGCATCAGAAGGCTTTGTTGCTGGAGCAGTTGCGCTCGTAGCTGCCTTAGTAGCATCAATCTTGTGCGAATCATCATCTGGTTTCGCATTCTGGGGTGTTGGTCCGCCTAGGTCAACTTCCTCACCAGGTAATTTTTGTGGTGGCATTGCTGGTGCTTTACTCTTTCCAGAGGCAAGAATTTCAGCTGCTGCTTCCATTAGTTTGTTTTTAGGCATTAGGATTCTCCTTATGATATCTTATTTATAAAATTAAAGTTTTCTGATGAAATTTTCAAACAGCTGCAATGCAACTGCTTCTAATTGTTTTTGTGGAGCATTTCGTATGGCTCTTTTAGCATTATCTATGTCCATTTCCACGAATCGTCCTTCAACGAATAGCCATTCTTTACCCTCCATAATTCCGTTAACAAATGCACCTGGGGCAGATGGATCCGCAACGATATCGGCAGCCGTGGCCAAACGCAAGTCGTCTTGTACCAAGTTGTAACCTTCTTTGGTCATGGATACAGAACCCATAGCTCTAGAAGATACACCCAAGTTAACATCATTCTCAATAAAGTTCTTAACAATATTTCCGTATGGAGTATCTAGGATCAATGCCTTACCATAAAAAGAATTGCCATCTTCAGTCAAAGATACAATCTTATGTGATACTCGTTCCAAATTAAGGGTCGGTGTGTCTGGATGACCAAGTTCACCCAATGCACGGTTTGTTTTAACAAACTCTTCGTTATAACGTTTAACTTCTTTACGCAATGTATCCATCTTGTACATGCGGTTATTACGATTAACTTTTTCAGCAACAAGGAAAGTACCTTCAATGTAAAGGTTCTTTTTACCTTTTTCTGTTGCTTCAGTGAGATACTTTACGCTCTCAATTCTTTCGGTAATTAGTTTCATTTTAGATACCTGTTAATGGTGTGGTGTAAGTTGCAGTTTTAGTAACTGATAGAATTACAGTACCATCAGCACCACTGTTAGTGATATGCAAATTAGCTGTTGGTGTATTAGCCAATGAAATGTCATACTGTGTTAATGGCAAGTCATTTGATTGATACATCGCAACAATTAGTGGTGCAGATGTGTTATCGCCACGATAGATACGAACCCATCCATCAGAAGTGGTAATAATGTGTGCAATCGATGCACCAGTAATAACTTCATTGCTGTCAGTTGCAAGTGAACTTAACGGAATTGTTGTTGCTGTGTTACCAGTAATTCTGATAACCGAGCGGGATCTTTTTGTGTTGATAATTTCGTATGCCATGTTATCTTATTCCCATTGATTTGCGGCGGCGCATAGACATTTTTCTTTTGAGTAATACTCTATTCATCTTTGAGCGACCTTTAGTTTTCCAATATCTCTTTAACATTCTGGCTTTATGCAGTCTCTGTGCTGCAGGTATTCTTTTTACTGTGTTGCCAGAAAGTCTATAACCTTTGATTGCTGACCTACGCACATTACGTTGAACGATGATTCGACCTTGTTTGTTTCTTCTGATACGTTTTTTAATTCTTTGAATTCTACCAGTTTTAACAATGTTGCCTTCATCCAATTCTTCAACTTCTTTATATACTGTATGAGCAATATAACCTTTTGCCTCTGTTAATTTCTCAGAAGCAACTTCATTCAACCTAGCAAATAGTTTTTCTTTTGCTTCGGATAGTTTGTTGTTTATTAAACTTTCAATAAATGTCATTTTGATTTACTGAAAGCAAAGTCTGCAGCCTTGGTAAAGTGACCAGGCGACTTATGCACCATGGCGGCAAACTTCTTTTTATTCTCGTCATTCAAAGCACCATGAACTTGTGTCAATGCTGATGCTGTAAAGTGGTCAACTGTTCTTGTTTCGCCGGAAGCAAATTTAACTTTTTGTGCTGACTTATTAGAAACAATCTTGTGTAGAGTATCCATAACTGCTTCTTCAATCATCTCACCATCTTCAACAGACTCTGCCTGAAGAACTGGTGCCATTGAGTTATAACCCATGTACTGAGAGTTGAATGGTACGGAAAATACTTTTTTAAGTTTATCGTTATAATATACCGCAACTTTAGTACCATCAGGAAATAATCTGACTGCTCTGCGTTTTAACAATAGAACAAACGGAGGATCCGATGGTGGAATTACGTTGTCTTCTACTGCTTCAGTTACTTGGTCTTTTGCCTTTTCAGTACCTGATTGAATTGCAATACGATGTGCCTTAACTCTTTTGCCTGATGGTCCAACTTTAAAATCGGAAGAGTCAATTAGACTTTCTTCCAATTCTTCTGATACAGCACGGCGAGCTTGACGATTGATGTTTGGATTGTTAGTAATCAAATCAACCATTTTATTGAACACATTACGTATGATTTCTTTATCTGCGTTATTAAAATTAGGTTTCTCTTCACCCATTTTGTCAAGAATATTATGCAAACGTTGAATCTGTGCTTTGTTACCTAAACCAGCACGTACAAGAGCATCGAACTTTGAATAGTCCTTCTTCTCTTCTTCAACAATGTTTCTTAATTCTTGTAACGATTTCATACTTCTTCTTGTTCTTCGGTTGATTCTGATTCTTTACCGTTATACAAATTTTGTGCAATCTCGGTCTTACGTGTTGCCAATGCTTCCATAGCACGTGCAGAGATTACATCATTCAATGCTTGTTGTGCTTCAACGGCATTACCCTGAATTGAAGCATTAATAAAGTCTTTAACATCCATAATTATTCTCCATTATTTCTTATTTATCTTACTCGATGAGTATTTATCTACTTCGGCATCCAACATCGGAGTCATAGATTCTGTCGCAGCTTCATCAGCTGTATTGTCAACTGGTGGGTATTCGTCTGGTGATACAGGTGGTTCTCCACCTTGTTGCATCACTGGACCACCACTGCCGTCTTTATCTTCTTTGGCAATTTCTTTTTCCATGTCGGCAATTTGTTCTTTAGTCAAATGCAACACATGGCGTTTAACCCATTCAGAAGAATAATAACGACCAACAAATGGGTCAACTTGCATCAACAAGTTAATTCTTTCACGCAACAATTCTGCGTCACGC